CCGGAAGTTATTCCATTTATGTTTGATGTGGTCAAAGTCAGACCAGACAAGAATGTTGTATCCACCGGACCAGTTGCACATATTGCCGTTGCAAATCCATCTGAATTTAAAGTTTGACCAATCATATCTTCAAATTGAGCACACCAAACTATGTTTCCGGTGCTTCCTGTAGTGCCATAGTATAATATTGCACTTAAACTGGTAAATGTTGCCCCTTGAGGAATTACACTTCGGAATATTGCACTTTCCGCTGTCGTTCCAACAAATGACAAGAATGATATTGAGTTTCTTGTGTCTATTGTGGCATAATCTGAAGCAGGCGGTTCGTTGTCAAGAGGAGTAAATACGGAGTATGTTTTTGTTCCCGCTGCACCCCCACCACTACCCGGTGTGCCATCTGTTCCTGTTGCTCCTCTATCCCCAGACCGGGTGAACCAGAGAGTTACATCCTCAAAATTATTAAATGTATATCCACCTGTAAATGATGGTATTAAATTAAATTCATAATAATCTACCGATGCTCCAATATTTTTTACTGATGATCCTGTTATTCCATAAATCTGGTATTTCGTATTTGCTACATTGGATATTTGCACATATCCTTTATGGCTGTTAGTAGAATCGTCCCAAGATTTTATAAAATCGTCTTGATTTTTACCGTTTATATCTTCAGTCGCGATGTATAATAAAGTAGCACCTAACAAAGGATTATTTTTAAGTGCTATAAATCCGACATCCATATCGCTAAAAATATCGGTGACATTTAAAACTTCATATTTAATTCCAGGCGAAATTCCTGTTGCACCAGTGGCCCCAGTAGTTCCAGTCGAGCCAGTAGTTCCGGTTGGTCCAGTGGGACCAGTAGGTCCTGTTGGTCCAGTGGGACCAGTAGGTCCTGTTGGTCCTGTAGGACCAGTATTTCCAGTAGATCCACTCACAACACCAGTAGTACTGAATGTAAACCCAAAACTTGAAAATGCTATTGTTATACCAGTTCCTGCTGTAAATGTTATACCACCTGTATAGCCATTTATGCTGGTTACTATATTTGGTTCACCTCCACCAGATCCAGCAGGTCCTTGTGCACCAACATCACCTGAGCGAGAGAATGTAATATAAACATCTTCATTTTCTGCAAAGGTGTATCCCCCGGTAAAGGAAGAGGATAAATCAATAAAATATCTTACATAATCGGGAATATTACCGAAAACAGTACGTGATAAAGTTCCCCCAGTTATTCCATAAATATGATATTTTGACCCACTTGCATTAGTTATGTTTAAATACCCTTTATTTGTATTTGTGGAATTAATCCATGCTTGTGTAAGTAAAGTTACTCCTTTTAAATTTTTATCAAATTTATCGATGTGTATTTCTGTGGGAGAACTTTGATTATTTTCTAATACAATTTGACCATCATCTGTTCCATTATAAAAAAATATCGGATGATTTATATGTTTAAAAGGAAGTCCAGGTGGATTTCCTGTTGGTCCAGTAGGACCGGTCGATCCAGTAGGACCGGTCGATCCAGTAGGACCGGTCGATCCAGTAGGACCGGTTGGTCCTGTCCTTCCGGTAATTCCGGTTGCACCAGTAGGTCCTGTTGGTCCAGTATTTCCTGTAGTCCCAGTTGGTCCAGTAGGACCAGTAGGTCCTGTGTTTCCGGTTGTACCAGTTGGACCATCAATTCCTGTTACTCCACCAATAGTGCTAACTTTGACTTCCCATGCATAACCATTGTAACGCCATGTTACATCGCCTATTGTCACCTCGTCATTTTCGTTCGCGGGAAATGGAAATCCTGACATTTATATTCTCCTGCTTTATTTATTCAAGAATCTGAAGGATTTCCTTCTTTCTTTGTTCCGTAAAAACGCCTATTGCAACCATATAATCCATTCCCATGACAGTAACGGGGTCATTTGATATCACTTCTTGGGCAGATTGGCACAACATCAAGAAGTCAGCCACATTTGGATCGGTCTTTGCTCGTTCACGAATATCGGCTCTTTCTTGTTGTGTGAGACGGAGGAGGAATTGATATGCTGTCCATGTTGGAGGTTTATATTCATGTCCAACATAAATCCATCCCAATTGACAAGAAAGACCATTAGGAAGTTTTGCATAATTTTCTTCACTTCCATTCAAATTGTTTTTTATTTCTATAACTTGATTAGTAGAATTCAGTATTGCCCATCTCATGGTGTATACTTCCTGTTAAGACCAATGTAATCCATATAATATCCAACTGATAGTGTACTGCCTGTTGCGGTCCTTCTAACACCTTCTGCTATAAAAAATGCTTCACTTCCTCTAGGAATCTCTTCTGTTATTGTTCCTACAAGAGAATCATTGATGTAAAAATTAGCTGAAGATGCACCTTGAACTACAATTTTAAAATCATACCATATTAAATTTGTCCAAGACACTCCAGAATCAATATATGTAAATCCACCACCTAATCTTCGAGTTTCACATAAAAAATTCTCAGAAATTGTATGATCGTGTATAAAATATACACCATCTGTCGCAGTCCCAGATATTGAATCTATAAATCCACTAAAAAACACAAATGGATTAGTGGCAGAAGGTAGTACCAATCTAGACGCTGTGTATAGTGAGCCATAATAAGTGTTTGTGTATTTATTATCTGTAGGAAAATTCAGAACATTTCCAGAAAGTTGAAATGCATGCCTTGTTGTTGCTGCTGTCGTTCCACTTTCTACATTTACAATTCCAAATCTTAAAGGAGCATTTGCTTGTGTGTTTTGATTTGTGTTCCATGTTCCCACAGAAGTTGAAACAAATGGAAGATCGATGCTTGGACTTGCAAAATCATATAATTCAAATCTATCGTAAATACTAAATTCTGATCTACTAGGCCCAGTGGGTCCTTGAATTCCTGGATCTCCAGTGGCTCCAGTGGGTCCAGTTGCACCTGTTGCTCCGATTCCGCCAGCAATGAAATCATTCACCCAATCAGTTCCGTCATAAAACAGAGCCTGTCCAGTCTGTGGTTCATTTATGTTTGTATCATTAATATCTTCCAGATTTACTTGAGACAAAGTTCCAGACAGGTTTAGTGTCAATGTTTTCCCGCTGGTTGTGACCTTTATTCCGTTTGTTCCCACGACATCAATAATTCCAGTCAAGCCTCGAATTGACTGTACATAATTCGTGGGGATTTCTCCAGCAGGACCGGTGGGTCCCGTTGCACCCGTGTTTCCTTGAATTCCCGGATTTCCGGTATTCCCCGTATTTCCCGGTCCACCGATCAACGGTGTCACTGTAAATTTCAAGAATTCAACAGTTATTGTCAGATTGGTTTCATTTTTGTTCTGGACTATGAAAAACACTCTATCGTTTGTTTTTAGATCCAATACTGTTTGTATTGCGCCTGCCACATATGGATTTGATGCACTGCCGGAATTAACATATATTTCAGATTCTGATATTCTATCACCATTTGCACTTAATCCAGAGTTAATATCTTTATTGTGTCCAATATAAAATCCACATGTTTTATTCGGTGCTTGTGATAAGAAACTGAATGTGGCAAGAACATGAAATCTTCCACCGACTCCTGTGTATTTCAGAGAGTTGGTTTCAGTGTCCTTGACAAAATTATAGAGAATGCCTGTTGTCATTCCGCCTTCAACAACGGCTCTTGTTCCTGCTACATTAACTACAGTTCCGGTGGCGTTGTTCTTCAAATACATCACACCGACATCACCGCTGCTTCCTGCGATCCCCCCACCTCCGCCCGTAGCGGTTGCAGTTATTGACATCTGCTTTGGTGTATTCAGGTCAATATTAAAACCATCTTTGAAGTTTATGGTTTCAATTTGATTGGATATCAACACTCCATTATCATAAACCCGGAGAGCACCCCCACCGCCTTCTCCTCCATATCCCTTACCCACAGGAACGGTACGATCAATCGAATCTTGATATTTTTTTGAAAGTTTTAAAGTCTTGTCTTTCAGCTCCAGAGGAAATTCGACCTTATCAATTTTTGTATCACCTTGCTCTCCTTTGTCTCCTTTTTCGCCTTTTGGTCCTACAGGACCTTGTGGACCGGGTTTTCCATCCTTGCTATCCTTGCCATTTTTTCCATCTTTGCCCTTCGGTCCTCTAGGTCCAATTTTGCCATTCTTTCCTGTAGGTCCTCTTTCTCCCTTTTCGCCCCGTTTTCCATCTTTACCATCTGCTCCGTCTTTTCCATTATTTCCGTCTTTTCCTGGTTTTCCATCATCACCTTTATCTCCTTTTTCACCTTTTGGTCCTATTTCACCACGATCACCTTTATCTCCCTCGTCGCCCTTGTCTCCTTTATCGCCCTTTTCCCCCGAATCGCCTTTATCTCCCTTTTCTCCAACATCACCCTTATCGCCTTTTTCTCCCTGATCGCCTTTATCGCCTTTGTCGCCCTTTTCTCCAATGGCACCCCCATCTCCACGGTCTCCCTTATCTCCCTTGAGACCGGGTGTACCGCGTTCACCTTGCATTCCAACGGGTCCCGGCTCAGGCATCTGGAATATAAATTCTTTTATTACTTCTTTTTGGGGTTCTAGCTGCTTTTCTTCAGCAATAACCTGTTTTTCTCTTGGAATGTCAGAAAACATCTCTCTCATTTTTCTGAGAGATCCAAAAAGAGTAAATTTATTGCCAGATGAGTCCAATAAATTTACTTCATGAATACCAGATTCTATTTTTATTTTATTTGAACACTGTTCTGATATTATAGTATAAGTTTCATTTTCTTCTAGTTTATCATAAGATTGATTACATCTAACAATCTCACCTACTTTATTTTCTAAAATAAAGTTCGAAAGTTGTTTCTTTTCGGGAAAATTAAAATCTTTAAATTTTGAAATCATTTTCTTAGTATTTTATTTTTTGCTTCAGTTTTTATTTTTAAAGATATTACATTATAACCATTAATGGTTTTATTTGCAACAGATAAAATATTAAGTAATTTTTCTTTTATTTTAATCTTCACTTTTTAATACCTCTGGTAATATGCCTAGTGAATAGCCCTGTATTTCTCCCCATACTGTTATGGTGTTATCTTCATTTATGGCAGAAATTAATCCTTGTCCTTTTTCTACATGTTTAAATGTAAGACCAGCGGCAATATCCTCTGCACCTCCCGTTGGTGTTCCAAATATTTCATTTCTTGCAGGAGATATTGAATTATGACCCCAACCATAAATGACTCCAGAATTTGATATTGCAAAATGATATCTGGTGTTTTGATTTTGATCTGATAAATGTTTAATGTTACTTAAAGAGATACCAGATGTGTATCCTTGGCTGGTATAGAAATTACCCGCAAAGAAATTTACATATGTGGATCCGGGTTGATTTGATTCTGCTGCCCAAGAAGCCCCTGTAATTCCTATGATTGTTCCTCTGTCTGTAAGGACAAAGATTTCACTGAACCCGACAGATACTTTCTTCGCTCCTGTGATTCCTGCTGAATTTAATTTTGGCATCAAAATAGAATCTGAGAAAACAGTGGAGGAATTTATATAACCTCTAGTTTCTCCCCAGCCAACTATTGTTCCGTCATTTTTAATCACTCCGCTGAAATTTCTACCTGCCCAAACTGAAGCTACATTTGATAAATTTTGTGGAACATCGCATTGACCAAAAGAATTTCTTCCTATGCATCTTACTTGACCGTCTTTTCCGAGTAATATTGCGTGCTGATTTCCAATTTCTATTTGTTTTGTTAGTGTATATCCATTGTATGGAATAGAGATGAGATTTTCTTTATTGTTTCCCCACGGATAAATTGTGCCATTATTATCTAAAACTATTGCAGTGTTATCCAACCCAGTTGCTATCTTTTTTATAGAAGATACATTTGGTATGTGATCCATCTCCAAAACACCGTTTGGATAATCAGATGTATCATAATGAATAGAAATGTTTCCACCAGTTTTACCAACAACCGTCATGAAAGATGTAATTGCTACAAAGTTTCCGGTTAGTCCTGTACTAGGAATTCCATAAGTTTCACCTTCATTTGTGGTGAAAGCATTTATTGTATTTTCTGTTCTTGAATTTGTTCCAGTAGAATTTGCATCTTCAATCGTGACATAAAAATCATAACCGGCAAAAATATCTTTAAATTTTCTTGTGCTTACTGGAATCGGGTGGCGGTCAGGTGGAATTATTGTCAATGTTCTACCGGAACTCAAAAGCAAATAATAATCATCACCTGCAGACAGTTTAGAATAAGTTGCTCCTTCTGGAAGTGGATATTCATTGCATATTCCGCTATTTCCTCCACCCCAACAAATAACAGTATTATCTGATTTTCGTGCAAGACTAAAATTAATACCCGCTGAAATTTCTACTACATCTGTCAAATCTTCAGGAACATTGGATTGTTCATATTCGTCATCTCCCCATGCCACCACTGTTCCATCATATTTTAATCCAAGTACATGGTTAGCACCCGCTGATAATTTTTCAAATGTAATTCCTATCGGAAAATCTGCTGGTGTGTTTTCATTTTCTGTCCTAGCCCAATTTAATCCCCAAACCACAACAGTTCCATCTTCTTGTAATGCTACACCATGTTTTTCTGTTAAAACTACATCTTTGATCTTTTTTAAATTTTCACTTCTTGGGATTATCATTCCTTCTGCACTTATACCTTGCCCGACATATATTCCATCATCCTGTGTTATAAATTTAAGATTTGTGTTTTCTCCTTCAGGCGTCTCTTCATTCAATATCACAATAATTCCACTTGGAGTTATTCTGATATGATCCGCTGTTACATCGGGAATGATTCCCGTTCTATATGAATATAAATTATCTGCTACAATATTACCCCAATAAATTATTGTATCATCTTCTTGTAATGCATATGCTCTAGAACTGGAGGATACGACAAACGGACGAATTGAAGGTTTAGGTCCTGTAGAACCAGTTGGTCCTATTATTGGCAAAATAGGTCCTGCAAAAACATTATCATTGCAATCTAATCTTCCGGAAAGTAATTCTACATTTCCGGTGGTAAAGCCTAAAACTAAATTAAACAGATATCTTCCGTCTGCGACATAATGTGTTATTTGTTCTGGTATACTAATTAATATACTGCCTGTATTTCCAGAAACACCATATTCATTTGTGTTGAATTTTATTGCTTCTATTGCAGAAAATAAAGTATATCCATTATTATCATTCGCAATGAAGGTTGCAGTTATTCCCTGCTGAGTACAAATTAGCGTTCCGACATTAGAGGAAGGATACCTTTTTACCGTAAAAACACCAGTGGTGTTTGATAAATCCACTGGTGTATTATCTTCATTTAAATAATTAAAATGAAGTTTATATCCTATACCTCTTTTTATTGATATATCGTAGTTATTAGACATTTATATTCCTCTGATAGGAATATTTATCTACTTCGAGACAGCTTCTCTTTTGCTCTTCTCGCTTTTCTGTTTTCTAATTTTTGTTCGATTTTAGCTTCTTGTATTTTGGCTTGATATTGAGCTTGCATCATTTTTATTTGACTCATGGCAGCATCATAGTGCTTCATATTGTTATTTACTCTTTCTTTATGCGCATCAGGAACTCTATTTTCAGAAATCAGTTTTTTACATGCGTCATATCCTTCTTGTACATACCCGGCATAAAATGCGGATGATCCAAGCTCGTCTAATGCAGAGAAAGTATAGATCTCATCTACAACGAATAATATATCTTCTTTCGGATAGGGTATATTAGCTGCCATTTTAGCAAAAATATATGCCAACCCGTGTTTACCATTCATTCTATAAATTCTTGCTATATGATACAGAGGTTCTGCTCTGTTTGGTCTGGAATTATAACATTCAAGAAATGCCTGTTGAATTTCTTCCCACGGGCGATTTAACATTGCTTTTGCAACACCCACTCTTAGCAAGGAGTAAAAAATTTCTTCTGGCCAGCCACCCATTTGGGCTCGTTTTGTATAAGCTTCAATAGCCTTTTCCCATTGTTGAGAATCAAAATACGATTGACCCAAATAAAATTGATATCTAGTATTATTTGGTTCGTTTTTCAATGCTTCTTCAAGGGTAATTGCATCTCTTGAATACTTTTCTATTGGATCGACACCAATATTTCTTCCACCTACTGTTCTTGCGACGACATAATATTTACCCTCTATTTTTTGAATATTAGTTGGTTGTTTAGAGCATGTTGCATATTCATGCAAAACACCTTCATATTTCCAACCCATTCCTGACTTGTATATTTGAGTTCTCCACCATGAAAATTCTGGTCTGCCCATACGGATTGCATAGCCATCCGCTTCCATATTCGCGGGATATTTAAAATCACCTTCTACGAAGTCGTCGGCATCAATCATCCACATATAATCTGCTTTGCCATCAGACAGTGCCAATGCTTCAGATCTATTGTGACCAAAGTTTACCCAGGGTCTTTCGTGGAGTTCACCCGGGATTCCTTTTTCTGCAAAGAAATTTTTGATCATATCTTGGGTTCCATCTGTAGAACCCGTGTCTACGATAACCCAATAATCTATGTGCTTATAGATTGAATTCAAGCATTCAAGAATGATATGTGTTTCATTCTTTACAATCATGGACAAAGCCACTGTTTTTTTCATAATATACTCCAGAATTTATTGATACTTTTTCTTTCCAACATGGTATTTAGGTATCAATTCCCACTGTCCCTTTTCTTTATGTGGAATTATTTTTAACTGTTTTATGCTTATTACAGGTTCTGACGCTTTTGATTTGTCTATTATATCCAATAATCCCCACTCTGCCAAGAGTGCAGTTATAACATTTCTTCTACCGATGTCGGTTTCATCAGCATCACTTTCCAGCCCATCAAGAGCAAGAAGTTCCTTAAAATGTAATATTGCATATCTACCCCTCTTGTGTAGAATATGACACGATTGATATAGTTTATTTTGATTCTTAGACGAGACTCCCATTCTTGTAAGAGTCTCTTTAATTTTTAGGAAGTTTTCTGGGTCGTTTAATTTTACTTCCACACCATAACCTTCAAAAATATCTTCATTTTCCATTGTGCGCACCTTTATTCATATAGTACGCATTTATTTATAAATTTTATATGTTAGCCACCCCTATTTAGAGCCTCTAAAATGGCCTTTTTGTCGTTTTTTGTAAGGAGATGCTGTATCTCCAGTGCCTTTTGGGTGGAATATCCGAAATATTCCTTTATGGACTTTACTTCATCAGACATCTCGTTTTTCAGCCACTTACTGAATCGTTTACGCGATCTGACAGAAAGCCTTAAATAATCAAATTGAAGTTTCTTTGGGATTGTGATATTTGAGTTCATTGTGTTTGCATAAAGCAAAGTATCTGGAAAATAAGAAAGGCATCTGTTCACCACAAAGGGAACATATGCCTTCTCAGCCTCTGGATGGTTGTCCATCAAAGGAGTTTTATCATGATTTATGCTATTGAGATAATCTTTCAGTTCCATTATTTAAACTCACATGACATCATAAGTTCAACCATGCATGCAGCTGTATTGATCTCTTGATCCGCAACAAACGCTGCCTTGTATTGATACTCAGCAAGAATAAGAATTGCGTTTGGAATGCTCGTTGGAGAAAGGTGCTCGTATAGCCCATCATAAATTGCACGGAACAAGTCTGTCTGTGAATTGTCCATATTTCCTGCAACCCACTTCCGAACGGTCAGAAAATCCTTCTCCTTCATTGCCTTGATTACATCATTTATTTTCTGTGAAGGTGTTGCAAGGATTCCGACATCAATAGTACCAGACACCGAGTATCTTTGGAGTTCATTCAGAATCTTTCGGAAATCAGGAAAATACTTCAGAATGAGTTCGGCAAGAACTTTCATGTCATATGTGATACCTTCTTCATCTAGAATCATTTCACAACGAGACATGAATTCCTTTGCCATCTTTGGTTTTTCTTTTGATGGAATACTGAATTCAATGGTTGTGCAACGGGAGTGAATTGGTTCGATGATACGATTCTTGTAATTACAAGTGAGAATAAAACGACAGTTCTTTGCGAATTCTTCAATAGCACCACGAAGTGCCGGTTGAATGCTGGATGCATTTGAATAATCAAATTCATCGAGAATAACAACCTTTCTCTTATCTGACAGGGATACAGTGCTTGCGAAAGTACGAATCTTGGTGCGAAGTGTGTCGATGTTTCCATCTTCAGAACAATTGATCATGATCCAATCACAATCAAGATCATTGCAAAGTGCTTTTGCAACGCTTGTCTTTCCCGTTCCCGGCTTTCCAGAAAGAAGAAGATTTTGACACTCACCGGATTTCACAATCTCCCGGAAAGTTTTCTTTGTACTTTCCGGGAGAATACATTCCTCAATTGTCTTGGGACGATATTTTTCTACAAAGAGATTGATTTCACTCATAATTAGCTCTTGACTGCGATCCAGTAGGTAAGATCGATCGAAAGATTCTTGAATTGCACAACAGGACCATGAGACACGGTAACTTCATAATCTCCGGGAAGAAGTCGAAGATGTTCCATATCGAATGTGACTTCAAATTCAGTGCTTGAATCACCAAGGCTTACTGTGTAATTATTCGAAGTTTCGTCATCTTCATCATGAAGTTTCGCAGAGAGACCGTTTTCATCACTGATGAAAGTTATCTGCGGCAGCTGAAGCACAGAAGAAGCCTTCAACATTTGAGTAAAACTGTCTTGATACACAGAGAACACAGAAACGGTCTCAGGCATCTTTACAGACTTTGTGGGGACTGTAAGAAGACTAGGCTCAGAGTAAAAATACTTTACTTTTGAGTCTGCTCCTTGAATATCCACATACTTTTCATTGAATGTCATAGTTGGATCTGTAAAGAGAGAAACAACACCAAGGAACTTGTTGAGATCCCAAATTCCAAACTGTGTCTCAAAAGTCTCGTCAACAATTGCTTCTGCCATCATATTCTTTCCGGGTGCGATCGTGGAAATTTTGTTTCCCGGACGGACCAGAAGATTTGAATTGATGGTGGAAAAATTTTTGAGAATAGAAAGAGTGTTCTTGCTGATTCTCACTGAGTTACTGCTAGAACTGTTACTTCTCGATTTCATCGATGTAGTCATAATATTCATCTCCATTTGTAGTTTTCAACTCTCTCAGTATATCACGAACATGGTGTCTTTGTCCACGCCTTTTTTTCTTGTTTATGGATTTCTTTGACTTTCTTTTTTCTGGCTCTTCGTTATAGTCATTTGAAATTTTAGGCATAGATTATCTCCAATTAAATAATGGAATTTGTTAATTGTAGTTGTATTGTTGCTATTGAATTTTCTGTGAGTGAATTTGTCAGGGTAAAATTCATAGTTGCATCCTCACCTCCAAATACTAAAGCATCTGTTTTCAAAGTAATAGTTATTCTTTTTCCTTGCTCTACAGTTAAATCTGTTCTTCTTCCTGTTCTTTGTGTTGTTGCATCAGATGTATCATTTGGTTCTTTTAAATCGATGTACAGAAGAGCATTCCATCCAGTTCCCGTTGGTATTGGATTATAATTAATTCTAACAGGTATTTTATCAGTTGTTATACCTGTAAAAGTTGAAGATGATGTTGCATCTGCATTTGCATCGCCTAATTGATCTACAGATACAGGGCTTGGAAAATTAACAGTAGGAGTTAGGTCATTTCCATAAAAAGCAGAAAAATTACTAGAACCAATCATCTGTATATTCCAGAATAATTACCATACCAATTTGTTCCAGCGTTCACGGTCATGAAAGATATTATTTCTCTTGCGGTTCCAGTTCCCCCAAGAACTGGTGATGTTCCACCGCTCCAAAGTGTTCCGCTAGGCCAAGCCAGACTCGTTCCTTTTGGACCACATGCACCCGCCTGAATTATTAATGTGAATGTTATCGCAGATGATGAAGGTGAAGGAACATCTGAAAAATTAAAAGTTACTTTTGTTGGAGCTCCGGTGAAACTAACTTCCTGAATATGCCCATATGTAAATCCAAGAGTAATAGTTGTTAGCCCAGTGGCATTTCCTATATTTCTATATGCCTCTGAATAGTTGCCAAAATATGGTGTACTTGAAACAAATTTAAATTTATCAGATCCACACAAACCCGTAACTGAATCTCCGTATGTGTATTTCGGTGCTAAATCTTTTGCAGTTTGTGTTAATTCGCTGTTTCCTGTCGGACCTGTTGGACCAGTAGGTCCAGTTGATCCAGTTGGACCCGTTGATCCCGTGGGACCGGTGGGTCCCGTAGGACCTGTTCCTCCACTTCCACCCGAAACAGAGGGCGTGGTATAATTTATAGATCCCATTTCTACCCATTGACTTGAATCACCATCAAACAAGTAAAAATAGTATCTGCCTGTATCACTGTTAAACCACTGATCACCAGCTGTCATTCCGGTGGGTGGTATATTATCATAAAATATGGTATTTGACGGTCCTGTATTACCAGTCGGACCAGTTGGTCCGGTAGGTCCGGTTGCACCTGTGTTTCCAGTGGCACCCGTAGGTCCAGTTGGTCCAGTTGGACCTGTGTTTCCTGTTGTGCCTGTAGGTCCGGTAGGTCCAGTTGGACCCGTGTTTCCAGTTGGTCCGGTAGGTCCTGTAGCACCCGTAGGTCCAGTTGCACCATTTCCCACTACAGTTGTGCTAAATGTAAATCCAAATGAGGAGAATTGTATCGTTATTCCCGATCCTGCAATCAGATTAATACTACCAGTGTAACCATTTATTGCGGAAACACCAGCAGAACCAGAACCAGAGCCAGCCGGTCCTTCTGGTCCTATATTACCTGAACGAGTAAACCATAAATGAACTCTTTCATTGTTATCAAAAGTAAATCCGCCTGTATATGAAGGAATTAATGTAAATTCGTATTTCACATATTCTTCATCATATGTACCAGATCCGGTAATACCAAAAATATGATATTTTGTATTATTTCTGTTGGTTATTTGTAAATAACCTTTATGGCTATTTGAAGATTCATTCCAAGAATCTAAAAATGATTTAACATTTGAAAAATTTGCATCTGTTGTGGACAGAGTTAAAAATGTTGCGCCTATGGCTTGATTATTAGTCAGATATAATAAACCAGAACTCATTGGTAAAATAATAGTACCGGTATTAAAATTGTATGGGATTCCTAGTGGAACGCCAGTTGCACCAGTAGGTCCAGTCGGTCCCGTTGTTCCTGTTGGACCAGTTGGACCGGTAGGTCCAGTTGGACCAGTAGATCCAGTAGGTCCCGTCGATCCGGTGTTTCCTGTTGGACCTGTTGGTCCCGTGTTTCCTGTTGGTCCCGTGTTTCCTGTCGGACCTGTATTTCCAGTAGGTCCAGTAGAGCCAGTAGGTCCGGTCGCACCGGTGGGTCCAGTCGGACCTGTATCACCGGTAGCTCCAGTAGGTCCTGTTGGTCCGGTGTTTCCAGTTGATCCTGTGTGACCTGTGGACCCGGTGGGTCCAGTCGGACCTGTATCACCGGTAGGTCCAGTTGGTCCTGTTCCTCCGCTTCCACCCGAAACAGAAGGTGTTGTATAATTTATAGAACCCATTTCTACCCATTGACTGGAGTCTCCATCAAATAGGTAAAAATAATATCTTCCGCTATCACTATGAAACCATTGATCTCCAGCGGTCATTCCGGTTGGAGGTGTATTCTGATAAAATATGGTATTTGGATTTCCAGTACTACCAGTATTACCTTTATCACCAGTTGGTCCGGTTGGTCCATCTATTCCGGTTGGTCCTTGTTCTCCTATCGAGGCAATTTCTACCCATTGTGTAGAATCACCATCAAACAAGTAAACATAATATCTACCTGTTGAACTGTTAAACCATTGATCTCCAGAAGTAGCCCCAGACGGAGGTGTCGGAGAAAAATTTATTTTTACAGAGCCGGTGGGTCCAGTTGGTCCTGTATTTCCCGGATTTCCCGGATTTCCTGTCGGACCAGTGGGTCCAGTTGGTCCTGTTCTACCAGTCGCTCCTGTAGGTCCTGTAGGTCCTGTAGGTCCTGTTCTGCCGGTTGGTCCAGAGGGTCCAGTTGTTCCTCCGGTTCCTCCTGGACCCCCGCTAGACCCTTCTAGTGCAAATATAGCCCAACCACCTCTTTCCAGCGTTTCTGGAATATAACCAGAGGTTTCTCTTGTTGCTATGTAACTTACACCATTTCTCGTTACAACATCACCCGGAGAATAAATTACATCATTCCCGTTTAAATCTTTATTTTTGTATATACCAAGAAATCTTAGTGAACGAATAGCCATATTCTATATTTATTTTAATTTAGAACCATTCGACTAAAGTTATTTTTTTTCTCAAATGATAAAATTGTGGAGAATTTATCCATTAATTGATCTGTTTTGTGACTAATAACAAATATATTTGAGTTTTTACCAAGAACTTGAAGCAATTTCATAAATTCTTCGGTTCCACCAGAATCTAGAGAAGAATCAAAAACTTCATCGAGAATCAATAAATTGCATGAAACACTGTTTTTCATCCGGGCAATTTCTCTCCAGCAAAGAAGAAGACTGAGATCTATCCTCATTTTTTCCCCTTCGCTGAAGCTAGCGTATGAAAAATCATCGCGATGTCTACTCTTTATTGTCTCGTTGAATTCTTCATCCAAATTAAATTTAACGAAAAAATCCATCGATGAAAGATATTTGTTGATTAATTTATTAATTATAGGTAAGTAATATTTTATAATCTTTGCCTTGATTCCAGAGTCTTTCAGTAGAGTACCCACAACATTCATATACTCCTCATCCTCTGTCATCTTGGTAAGGTCAGATTTTATCTTATTTTTATCTGATGTTATTTTATCAAGATTTTTTCTTTCATTTTCTATATCAGTATTTGATGTTTTTGTGGGAATGTTTAATTTATTAATATCTTTTTGTATATTGGTAATTCTATCATCGATAGATGATATCTTAAATTTTAATGAAGTTATTTTTTTATTTTGATCTTGCGCAACTTTTAATTCTTCATTGTATTTTTTCAATGATTGTTTTGCTTTTTCAATTCCAGATTGTATTTCTTTCAATTTTTCTGTTTTTTCTGAAATACATTTATTTTTTACATCGTCTGATATTATTTGTTTACAAGTTTCACAGACATGATTCGATCCGTGGAATGAAATTTCGGAATTTACTTTTTCAAGATTTTCTTCCAGTCTACCTTGTATCGTATTAAAGGAGGTGATATTTTTTTGAATACTATTAATATCTTTTACAATTTCCTCAAGATCGTTCAATTCCTTCTCATAGGGCAATCTTTCTGATTTAAGATCCTCGATATTCTTTTCATATTCTTTAATTTTTTCTTTGCGTTCATCATCGGTTTCTTTTTTCATTTTTTCAAGATTTGAAATGTACCCACGAATCACTCTTTCTTTTTCTACTAATATTTCAAGTTTATTTTCTAGAGTCTGCTGCTTGGTTTTCATTTGTGATACTTTTTCTTTTAATACCACATTCATTTCTGAAAATATTCCAATGTCAAGAATATCTTCAATGACGGCTCTACGGTCAGCGGCAGTCAATTGCATAAATGGAATAAATGATGTACTTCCAAGTATCACCACTTGAGTAAATGATTTAAATGTCATCTTGAGGATATCCTCCTCAAGATAACGCTGATAATCTTTTGTTTTTGAAGTTTGATTCAATAAAACATTATCTTGAATTATTTCAAATATCTTGGGGTTCAATCCCCTGCGTATGAGATATGAAACTTTTCCTATGGTGAATTCAAGTTCAACAAGACAATCTTTCTTGTTTATGCTGTTTGGAAGTTGGGGAATGTTGATCTTCCGAAAGGGTTTGCCAAATAATGCAAATGTTATGCTATCGAGCAATGCGAAAGACTTCCCATTCCCGTTCGTTCCACACACTAAAGTTGTGGGTTTTGAATCAAGGACGATTTCAGTAAAGTTATTACCAAAAGATCCAAAATTTTTAAACCTAACTTTTTTAAACAGTATCATTTGACTTTACTTCAACGGTTTCAATGTTCTTGATTTCACTTGATTGCATTGATCTAAAACCACCAGTGTTTACATTGTTTTGTTGAACTTGCTTTTGTCTTTCTGCATAAAATTTTTGAATTTCGGTATTATTCTTCATCACTTGAAATGAACCATAACGATAAAGTTTAATTTCATGTCCGGCTGGAATTGCCTTTAGTGCTTTAATTGTCATGATTTTTCCGACATGATCATATACAACATATGCATTCGGATCAAAGCTGTGTGAATAGAACGGAGCATTTCCACCAGCAATCATCAAACGAGGTCCATTATTTTTACTAAATTCGCTATGATCTTCAACAATAAACATCGTATTCATCTGAATCATGGCTTCTTGCGGCTCCTTTGAAAGCTTACTTTCATGAAGCACAATGAATGGGCATTCCTCGACAATCTGACCTTGTTGGATATCAAAGGCAGCTCGCACCTCATGTTTATTATTATATCCTTCCAATTTCGACAAGGTTTGTGACTGTGGTTTTGATCTAACTGCAAAACCATCGACAAATACATCTGATCCTGTGTAATTTACATCAAAAAAATGTGCTGGTTTATTCATCTGTGTTGACTCTCCAAAAATATGTCTTTCATTATAGTTTTAAGTTTTGTTTTGTCTTGCGACAATTCCATGTTATCTATTTCGCTGTTTATGAGCGAAAAAGTATCTTGAGATAAATCGATATCAATGCTTTCTTTCGTTTCTTCTTGAATATCTTCTACTACAGTAACACCATGTGCTCCTGCATTATATACTTTTTCCATCATTTGTTCAAGTACTGATTGATGTTTTTTGACTTTTACAAATATTCTTACAAAGCAATTTTTTGCCTCTAAGTATTCGGAGTCTAAAATCCTGTCCTTGTTTGGACCGGAATCATCATAATAATATTGTCTAAAGAGTTGCCGTGGATTTTCCACGAATTCCAATTCAGAAGTAGATGTATCCAGAACATGAAACCCTTTCTGCTCGTTCAAGTCGCTCATGTATAGCTGATATGGAGTACCAAGATATGCTATGTTATCTTGATAACTTCTTATGTGAAAATGTCCGGACATCACCATGTCATATTTGCTGAACATTGATGGGGACATTCCACCTTCATGTTTAATTCCTCGTAAAACCTCTCTGCCGTCTATTTCAAAATGTCCAGCAAGAATTCTACACGATGCATCCTTGATAAATTTTTTAGATTCATCTAAATTTTCTTTTGTTATCCAAGGCATCATACCAATACAATAATCATCATATTTTCTGATTTGTGGTGTTTCTATCACATCTATGTTGTCAAAACATGCAAATATTTCTTTTGGGGTGTTGATTGAATTGGTATTTTTATAATAACAATCATGATTTCCCAAGATAAGATCTATGTGTATCCCCGCATCTCTCATCGGTGAGAGAATCTTTCTTCTTGTTTCAGAGAGTATATTAATATTGATGTATTTTCTTCTATCGAAGAAATCACCAAGATGCATCACATTTGTGATGTTATGTTGCTTGCAATAGGGGAAAAAAACTTCAGTAAAAAAGGAAACCGAATTCTCAAAAAATATTGGAGAATCATTTCGCAATCCTATATGTGTATCCGTAATGATACCAATTTTCATTTTTTTCTTTTCTTTACTTTTTTCTTTGCTTTTTTAACTTTTTCAAATCCTTCGGACATCTTCATTATATCAATAAGGGGGTTTTCTTCTTTACTGTCTTCTTCAAGATAATTGTGTTTTAACCACCTGTGAACTGTGCCGTCATCTAATAATTCTGTCATTTTTAATTTCACATACGCTTGTTTCTTTTCTTTTTCTATTCTTCTTAAGAAAGCAAAGTATATTATTTGAGTAAAATAAGAGAATGGGTTCTTTGATTTTCTTGGATTAAAATTGTGAGCATACATCAGACAATTTTCTATTCCATCTCCGATCATTTCTTCTTTGAAGGGGTAGTTGGCAAAATTTGGCTTTTGTGACAAATGTTCCGCTATTTTCATTATACACTCACCAATGTAAGTTGTTATTGGTGGGCGAGGGTCATCGCTGTCTTCAGCTGCTTTGACCTCTTTTTTCCAAGCGACCATCTGTTTGTAGAATTCTTTGTTGTCTATGTAATGTGTTCGTTGTTTTGCCATGATCAATATATTGTAGCACAAATAAAAATAAAATCAAGTGTCCAGTTGCCTATTGACAAAATTTGTGAGGTGCTTTATAATTTTCCTGTCGTGATTCAAGGGAAAATAGGATTCTGGACACTTAAATAACTTTGTTAATCATGAGTATAATGAAGAAGAGCGTTTTCGCCACCGTATGCCGTTCGATCGGCATCACCGTAGATCTTGTCTACATGGTCTTCGTTTGATGCGTCATAACTGAATGGCTCGAATGCACCTTTTACATGCACAGCACGAACCCTTCCAGTATTAGCCAATTCATTCCAAACTTTTTGTGAACCTCTTGTTTGTGTATTATCTGATATAATATCAACACCGTGGTGTTGTGCTATCGTTCTATAAATTTTAGACATTAAACCCGAACCAGCATGCTCTGGGTGAAGAGTGGGTTCTAAACTTATTGCTTTAGGTTTTCTGTTTAATTGAGTTTGAATTCTATCATGTGCTAGTTCTTTTTTGGGACTAAGCATAACACCGATAGTTCCAACATCAGTAAGAGATTCGTCGTTTCCTACATGTGCTAAACGAAAAACTTTATCACCTATGTCTTCTTCTCTTGTAGAGAGAAGCTTATATTGTTTTCCACCATGTCGGAATGTTTTTACATGATCATATTTTGTTTTTAATCTTTCAGGATCAACAGGTCCTTCATAACGAACATAAGCAGGAATAGCTTGACTTCTTGTCTTTGCTTTTGAAAGAATAATGTCATCTTCTGTAATATATTGAAAGAATGATTTCATGGTTTATTGATAATCCTTAGATGAGGGGTCATCACTCCAATCCGACCATAAATTACCAAAATTTTTCCTATCCACTTCATCTCCGGTGTACTCATCGGAGATTTTTTCATTTGGTTTCTTGCTAGTTGGTTTTTTCTTGGCTTTTTTCTTGGGTGGTTGTTTTTTCATTTTGGACTTTATGTCCATGTACATCTCACCAAATAATTCAGGATCAATAGCACCAGACTCAACAAGATCAATGATGACATCTGGGGGAAACATCATGTTCATATACACCATTTCTTCATCTGATGATTTTTTCCTTGGTTTATTTGTTGGATCTTCGTTATCCATGATATCTTTCATTTTTTGTGTATTTTCTGAAAGATACTCCATCATTTTTTTAAAGTCTTCTTCTGTTTGTTCGTCTAAAGGATCTCCATGTTCCCCTATATGATTCTCGATCATTTTGTCTATTTCATCTTCTATGTCTTTTTTTAGTTTTATTATGTTTTCATCATTATCTTGTCTTCGCTTCTCAATTTCATACATTTTTATGGCTTGTTCACAGGGGGTAGAAGTCATCATTATAGAAGATCTAGGAATAGAAAATATTTTTTCTAATGAAAAAACACTCCAGTTTTTTATTATCACTACTTCTTTTGGTCTCATTGTATGATCTTGAGTAAGAAATGATTTAAAAACCATTGGTCTTTCTATTATCAAGTATTCTGGATCAGAATCCGTTATGCGAGTTATTACCTCGTCTCCGTTATTCATTTTCAATAGATGGTATTCTTCTCCCATCGGGATTCCTTTCTAAAGAAACAGAGGTTATCTTGAAGTGAAATCTCTCTTTCTTATATATTCTCATTCTTTCTTCTAAATGTCTAAAGGTATGGTTCTTGTATTTCTTGTAAATTAAATCATCCGAAATATCATAAACAGTCACAACTTCTTTTGTTTCGCTCTTTCTCAAGCCTCTGCCAATAGATTGAAGTACGCGAATGCAGGATTTAGAAGGAGATGCAAATATAATATTATGAATGTTGCGTATGTTAATACCTGTACTTGTGGTTCCATAACTTGCTACCAATATCGAATTACTGCTTGAATCTACTACTCTTCGAATCTCTTCACGTAATTCTGTTTCTGTTTTACCGTGAATAAAATGTATTTCCTTGTCAGAGTTTTTCAATAACTCTATCAAGGGCTTTCCTTGTTTTTCGACATAATTAAAAAGAATAAGAGTGTTTCCTTTTAATTTTTCTGCAAGATCTGTTATGAATTTATTTCTATCAGGGTCCGTGACAATCCACTCTATTTCTTCCTGATATGTTCTTCTTTTTAATTTATTTTTATCTTTGTCAGAATGCTTTATCAACAAACATTCAATATTTAATTCTGATAATATTTCTTTGTCTATTAAATCTTTAGTGGTAGTAACTTTATATGTTTTGCCAAACAGTCCTTCAATTATCAATCTATGAACTTGCAAGCCATCTAAAGTACCTGTTGTCCCTATCCTGTAGGGGCAATGTTTTAATTTTGTCATTATCTTGACAAGCGAGTTGCTTTTATACTGATGGCATTCATCTCCAAATACGACTGAGAAGGAATCGAACCACTCTTTTGGTTCTCGAAAAACGCTTTGCCATGTTGTCACCACGACTCGTTTTGCAGTTTCTTTGCTTCTTCCTGAATGTATACCATGACAATGCAGAGATGCTTTCCATGGTGTTCCTCCAGAATACTCCGAGAAATCCGAGATCATTTGTTGAACTAGTCCAGTGGTGGGGACAATGATTAAAATCTTCTTTTCTGGAGGTATAACTTTCAGATAATATCTCAGCAGCCCGTATATGATCATGCTCTTTCCAGAACCTGTCGGGGACAACAGTAGACATCTTTTTTGCTCTAATGCGTGCTTTATGGCGTTTACTTGGTAGGAGTGGAGCTTTACGGGATTTCCTGAAAGTCGTGGATCTAAATGGTTTTCTATAAATTGACATAGTATTTCCCTGTCTATGGTGGAAGTTTTTTCTTCAAATCCTGATATTTCATAATTTCTATCAGCTGCAAATTTTTTAACATAGTCCAAAAGACCACGATATATTAAATGATTGTGAAATCCAAATAATCTTATTTTGCCATCCCAAAATTTATTTCTGTAGGCGGGCATGTATTTATGATTGGGAACGTCAAATGTAAAATATTGGCTTAGCTCTTTTGCTATGCCTTTTTCTGTCTCAAGACGAATGAATACGGTGTCTATTTCCGTAACATTTATCTTTTCACTGTCCATTTGTGAACTTCATCCAGTCTATTGCAGATCGAATAGACCATTGCCTATTTGATATTATTTTGACAATATCTTCAACATAATTAATTATTCGGGTTATTTCATTTAATTTATTTTGAAGTTCGATTAATTCTATATCAGCGTATAATATACGATCCACATCAGTGCGTAAAATATTTAAATCAAAAGGCTCCCACCCCAGTTCTTTTTGCTGCTCTTCTGACATCTTTCCGGTGTAATACAGCCACTTGTTTTTCTCAAGTATCTTGTATTCGTTCTCTGTTTTGTCCTTCTTGTTTTTAAGCCTCATTAACAGCATTAGATACTTATTATGAAGCTGGGGTGTACGAAGAGACTCCGCAGCCAAGTCAGACTCATCGATCTTTAAATCGCTTTCAATCGCTTTGAAATCCAATTCCATTATTATACCTCATATATCAATAAGTTCAAAATGAGAATATGCAAAATTCACGCTGGTTACGATCGGTTCAGTTGTGGTGGAAGTTACGGCAAAATTTACTGATCCAAGTGTGATTGGAAATAAATTATAAAACATAATTTTCATAATTGGTTTATATGTACTATTTGTTATCAATAAAGAACCATTTGAAAATTTATCTTTATGTTTTATTGCATCCTTAAAATCTTCCATATTTCCAAGAGATCGTACCCAATTATAGATTTCCTTCCAGCTTTTCATTTCATTATCTAAAAGGAAAGATACCTGTAGATCATCGAAAATAAAACTTGTAGTTGGTATCTTAGGAAATGTACTGAAAATTGCTGGTTGGTTTATAGCCCTTGAGGTAAGCATGGGTATATTTGCAGATTGTACATAATATCTGAAAGTTGGAATTTTATCAATATCAAAAACAAAAAAATTATTTACCAGATAATTGGTATTTTCTGGTGCATTACCACGAACTGAATTAGGATTACAATCTGTCATATTAGTATTTATGAAAACAAACAGGGGGCATTTCTGCCCCCTGTTTGGTCTAAGTTAGTTACTAGCTATCAGAAGTTCATACCAGTCACACCCATACCGTGGAGGTTTTCTACACGGAAGAGACGGTAATATTGGTTCTTACCGACTCCATCAGGAACACGGATATTTGTATTCTCAGCGAAGGGGTTGGCGACCATGCCGTAGCGGGTCTTGAAGCCAATCTTCGGTTGGAAGGTGTCTTGTCCAACTGAGCGGAACATTTGTAGCGGGACATAGGGGCAGTAGAACAAGCCTGCGTCGTAGGCGATTTGTCCCTTATATCCAACGACAGCGAAGTTAACGCCGGTTGGAGCGTAGGGATCGATGAAGACGCGGAACTTGCCGTTAAGAACGCCTGCGAACACATTACCGGTATCGTCAACTTCGAGATTGACATTGAGTGCCGGTGAGATGTTGAGGTATCCACCCATGGCGAGTGCTGAAGCAACATCGCTTGAGCAGATTACGAAGTTACCCTTGCCACGGCGAGTTTCCTTGGCGATGGTGTTTGCTTCGCGTTCGATTTGGAACATGAGACCACGGAAGCGTTCTGCTGACCAACGACCGTCTGAGTCGAATACTAAGTCATAAGTACCAGAGGTCTTGAGATCTCCTTGACGGCATCCTTGTTTAGCGTTACGATAAACGGTTCCAAGAATTTCACGATTTATTTCGTGGAGAATTTCTTGGGAAAGAATGTTGGCAAGTTCAGTTTCTGCGTCGAGACCGTGAACAGCCTTGAGATCTTGAGCAAGTTCAGTGGTGTATTCAGCCTTTAGAGCACGGCTACGAGCTTCGACAGCGAGGCGTTCAATGGTGAATGACATCTCTTGGAATGGCCTATTCGCGTTTCCAAGTTGTTCTGCTTCATTGGTAAGCATTCCACGGAAAGATTCGAAGAAAGTTGCACCTATACCGAAGTTACCAGCACTCGTACCACAAAGACCACGCCAGAAGAATGGGTCTTTGTTAGCTGCTTCAATATTTCCTGCAGAGAATCCACCAGCATCAACTGTCCAGGTATTTCCTCTACCTGAGAATGCAGACAGTGGTTGTTGGAAGAGAGCTTCACGGAAATTCGGATCACTTTGAATACCGTCTGCATCGAATGCAGTACCGGTCTTGTATTGATCTTGAGTGCCGTAACGAGAACGCATTGCGAAGATAAGACCGGTGGGAGCAGTCATTGGCTGAACGCCGGTGATATCGTAAGCAATCAAATTAGGCATTGCACGACGAACGAGGCTGATGAGCACGGGGCTATAACCAGCGAGAGCGTTGTTTGCTGAGCCAACTTGTGGGTTGAGGAATGCTCCACCCATTTCGTTGCCGTATTCGGTGAGGAATTGTTCACGCATTGCTTTTTCTTGGTTCTCAAGAAGAACAGCAGTGCACTTCTTTCGGTGAGAATCACCGATTGCGGGAAGAGCTTCGTGATTTAGAAGCGGTTCCCATTTTTCGACTAAAGTGTCGTATGGGGTAGTATTTGCAAAGTCCATTTATTTTCTCCTTATTGAATTGTTAAACTTATTTCTTTGCTTGTCTATTGAGTGCGGACATATAAACGCTCATGCTATCGCTAGCAGGTGCGGCTATTGTTTTATCGGTAGTCTCTTCGAACGATTCGAAGAGCGGTTTGATTCTGTTTGAGCTCATTTGCTTGACATAGGTTTCTTTGAGAACATTCAGTTTTTCAGTGTATTGTTCAACTGAATTATATTCAAGACCTTCTGTAAGCGAAGCAAGTTTTTCGATTTGAGTATCAGTCAATCCATCAGTGCTTTCGAGGAAAGTCATGTTGCATTGATATTCGAGAAGTTGCTTGTTGAGTTCGATTGATTCGTTGATCTTTTCATTGAGCTGGGCTTCCAGTTCATCAGTTCTCTCTTGTAGGCTATCGAGAAGATCATTTTTTCCTTCTGGGATTTGAACATAGTGAGTCTCGAAAAGTTCCTTGAGTCCAGTGAGGAATGATTCAGCGACATCAACTTTGATGCCTTCTTCAAGAGTAAGTTTGTTCTCATCCATCCACTCTTCGATGACATAATTTAGATAGTCATCTAGTTTTTCGGTTAGTTGAGAAGTAACTTTTTGAATTTCTTCTTCAAGGATACTGTTAGCTTCTGTGGTCAGAGCCTCAGTAATTTGAGTGACTTTCTCATTCACGGCAGCTTCAAAGACTATTTTCATCTTTTCTTTGAATTGTTCGCTGAGATTTTCACCATCAAAAATTGCATCAAAGTCAAATGACTCTGATTCATAAGCAGCCGTTGTGGGAGCAGAAGCAGGTTGTTGAGCCATTTGTCCTTCTTTCTTTTTAGGAGCATTGACTTGTTGAGTCGGTGCTGGTCTTGAATTAGGAGAAAGAGATTGCATGTTTCCAGCAGCCATTTTTTCCAGTCCGGCACCAAGATCTGGTAAAACTATTCCTTTACCTAAAACATCTTTGGTGTAAGTTAGTGCGTCTCCAATTGGGTTGATTTGTTTATCCATTTGTAATCCTCGTATTGATCAATTTTTATTTATATAAAAGTTATTTTCTACTTGAAGACATTTTCTTCATAAAATCTTCAAATAGACCTATTGCTGTTTGTTCCATCATTCTTGATGGGGTTTTTTTAATTGTTTTCTTGTAGTTTTCTAAGACTTCTTGCTTGAGAATACCATTGTCCCAGATCCATTCGACTCCTTCCATTATGCCGTTTACAAAGGCATTGGGAGCAGAAGGATCTGCTACTATATCGACTGCAGATAATATAAAGTCTTTTTGGACTTCTTTGTATCCGTTTTTCTCAGTGAGACTTCCCATTCCGCGAGAAGAAACGCCTAGTTTTACACCTGCGTCAATTAGGTTTTGTGCAATGATTCCACAAGGAGTTTCTAAAAGCTTGGCTTTTCCTACCACATCATTTCCCTCTGTCACTAATTTAGTTATCAGATGGGAACATTTGTCTAGGTTTACTGTTGGCCCACTGGGATGGTTTAATTCACCGAGAGCTCTGTTTTCTTGAACATATTTTTTATTGTATGTTCCTACAGCGTTTTCCATAATTGAGGATGGATAAACTCTACCGTTTCGATTCACGGTATTTGCTTGCATGAAACAACCTTCAATGAAATATCTCTTTTTTCCACCTTCAACGGCTTCGGTCAGGCAAGCGATATCTTCGGTCATTTCTGTTATTAGCTTCATTTCTTTTTCTTGCCTTTCTTCATGAAGAAGGGAAATTTACCTTTTTTGCCTTTTTTATCATCTTCTGAATCTTCATCATCATCAGAATCATGGTCTTTTGCTTCTTTCATTGATTTTTTCTTTTTATCGTCTTTTTCGTCCTCATCTTCGTCCTCATCCTCATCTTCGTCCTCATCCTCATCTTCGTCTGTATTTTCGTCCTCATCGGCATTATCATCTTCACCGGGTTTTTTATCAGCCCAGTCAGGAACACCATCGCCGTCAGCGTCTGGTTTCTTCTTTTCTTCTTCCTCTTCAATTATTTGGGCATCAAATAGTTCTGAAATTATTTCAGTGGTTTTTTCGGAAATTTGTTCTGCTAATTTTACATAAAGAATATCGTTCATGCTCGAACGAAATTTCACATGGTTTTCTTCCGAAGCAAATTTAATAAGATCTTCTGTGCTGCTCATTTGTTAATCCTTTCGGTGTTTTTTTGAGAATTTTAATATTTTATTGTATTCAGAAAAAGACTCCGACATCAAATTTCTCATCTTTGACTGATTTATATTATTTAGGTTATCGTGCATTTGTATTAAAGAAAAAGAGTCTTCTGGTGTTATGGCTACTGTATTTCCGTCCTTAAACTTGTGTATAATTGTTTTATTTTCAAAATATGACTCTTTTAAACCTTTCACGAAAGAATTAATATTGTTATTTGGTTTAACTTCATTATTTTCCAAAATAGGATCTATACTTTCTGTTTTCTCAGAAACAAGTAACTTTGATACTGCTAATTTATATTTTTGATCAAGCTTTGACTCAAAGCGATCGTCCATATTTTCTTTCAATTGACGAAAAAATACATTTTTTGGTTGAGATATTACTGATCGGACTATGTTACTGAGGCTCTGCATTTGGTTGTATTCCCATCTGTTGCTGCATTTGCATCTGTTGCATCATCTGCTCTTGCTGGGCTTGAGCTTCATTATTCATTTCTATGTTCATTCTGATAATGTCCTGATCATCTTGTTTCAAGATATACTTACGAATATATTCTTGAGAGAAGTATTTTCCTACAAACGGATCAATAGTCGCCAAAACATCCATTCTTTCTCTTAATATTTCAACTTCCTTTAATTCATCGAAATATGAATCTCGATTGTATTGGAATGCGATGTCTTGGCTTATTACTTGCCAATCCTGCTCACTCACAACACCTTTAAGAAGAAGCTGAGTTCTCAACAAATTTAAAAATAATATAGAAAATCTATTTCTTAATCTATCTATGAATTTATAAAACTTTACTTCATCACGAGTTATCTCTGCCGCTCTTCCCATATTGAAACCAGTTTCTGGTAACATACGAGAAAGTGGAACATTCAATGCTTGCCATAACTTCTTTTGGAAATATTCAACATCAGAAAGTTCACCTAGATTTTGACCAGAATCAAGAGTGGAGATTTCAGTTCCGCGTCCACCTTCTCTACGGGGCATCCAGAAATCCTCCAACATTGATTGGAAATTTCTGTCATCACGAATTTGACCAGTAGAAGGATCATATATGATTTTATTTCTATATCGATTCATGATATCACGAACATACTGTTCTGCTTTTGCTTTTGGTAAGTTACCAACATCGACATAGAATACACGGCGTTCCGGGGCTCTGGCTATACGATAAATTACCACAGAGTCCTCGATCTGGCGAAGCATGTTTAGAGGACGAATTGCTTTTTGAAGGTATCCTACTACCTTTTTTGTGCCAGCATCAATTATTCCCGAATGTACATAACAAATGGAGTCAACTGAAAATTTTACTCCAGTAGGAGAAGTGGCTATCATTGATTCTCTATCAGTGTCGGTGTAAATGTAATATTCTTCCATTTTTTTGACAACAGGAAGAATAACATTTACATTCGGGTCTACTCTTTTTCTTTCTTTTTCAATTTTTCTTACCTTTTTGATTTTTATTGGATCAATAGGGAAAAGATCCAATATACCTCCCTGTGGGTTTTGTGGATCTATTTGAATATAATAATATAATTTGCTGTCAATGTACCACTTGCGAAAAATATCATATGCTCTATTGTTGAAGTCTAGTAATACTACAATATTATTAAATTCATTGTAAATTTTATTTTTTATGACATCAGACAATTGAACATTGTCTAAATTTACTTTGACTGGTCTTTTATTTGGACCTGGAACGATAGAATCGTTCACTATATCATCAATTGCTTTGTCTACCTCAGAGTAGATAGACATAGATCTATATTGTTGAATTAACTGATTCTCATCACGAACAGCACCGGAGAAGTCCACTAATGTCCCTTGGACTCCTCCGGTTTCTACTACATACGCACCATCAATTTTATCCGGAGGTATTACCTGCGGTTGTGCTGGAGATGTTTCTGATGTGCCGTCCGGTCTTTTTCTTCCGAGATTTAGTCCAAATATATCTAAAATAGCCATAAAAAATATCCTTTAAAATCAGACAACAGCACCAGGACCTTGTGAGTATTGATATTCGAAATCAACAGTAAAGGTCAAAAGTGTTTCATTATTTTCCATATCAAATTGAATTGGACCAATATTACTTGGCCAAGCCTTTATTAGAGACATTTCTTTAGCAACACCACCATTATAATCTAATTGTTGAACAGTAATAGTTTGCATTACTGTTTCAAAATCTGTATTGTTTACAGAAGTAGTATTGTTTTTATGCTCTTTTAATGCCTGTGACCATGAGTGATATTTTTCAAACAGATTATTTGTATCGTCAAGAACCGTAATTTGCCAAGTTGCATATGTGCGAATTCCTGGCATTTTAAATATTCTTCCTCTATATGGTACATTCAGGGTGGTTATGGTAGATGCAGGAAATGATGTTGCTCTTATGTGATACTGCAGATCTCCACCGTCATTTCCTTCTCCACCAAAGGTGTGAGTAAGAACAAATCTATTTGGTCTATAGCCACCGTTAAATTGACCTATGAAATCGTCTAAATTTTGTGCCATGTTTTACCCTCTTTTAAGTGTTTTGATTCGTGAATCGAATAGTAATGAAGTTGATGCTCTTAGCAGGTTTCACTAATATATCAGCCACGAATTCATTGGCATCAATAACAGAAGCTGTATTATTTGATTCATCACAAATTATTTGATATTCTGTAATTCCCCTATCTGCTTGAATTCTGTCAAGAACTCCAGTAACAGAATTTACAAATAGTTGTCTAGTTATAGTATCATTTATTTCAAATAGGAATCTTCTTGCTAGAGGAGCTATTGTATTTGTCAAGAATATGAACAATCTTGCAACATTAATTCTTGAGAATGTAGAGGTAGTAGATTCAAGAGTTCTATCTCCGAAGAAGAAAGTTCCTTCACCCGGAAGAGTAAGAGCATAATTTATACCCTCATCATACAAAGCATTTTGATTTGGGGAGGATACTTGCTCTGTTAGTCTGATACTATTCAATATTCTTCCTCTAACCATACCGGCTGGAGAATACCATGGGGCATAATCTCTATCAGTTCTGCAAATGCATCCGGCATAGTCTGCGATCAGAGGAGTGGTTACAAGTGCAGCCTCATTTAGATCAAGACCAAAATGAACTTTTCTGCCGAATACACAAATTCCATTCTTACCCATACCATTAATCGGGACTTCTACTGTACCGGATTGGTAACAAACTCCAGCAACTCCACTGATACCAGCGTAACCAGTATATGTTCCGCTAGCCCCGACGACACCCATACAATCCAAGTCACGGCTGAGAACTATGCTATTAACAATACTTGCATCTGTTACAGCATCAGTAAGAGCAAAAACTACATCAACATCTGGGAAAGTTGTTTTGCTGTAAAGTGGAGATTGCAAAGAGGTAAAAGTAGAGTTTATCTTTCCTCCAATATGCACAATACCACCATATTGGAGGTAGTTATAGGCAGACCACCAGTGCTTAGCGATAGTTCCGGTCAAGCCATTGAATAATTCATATGCGACTTGAGCACCATTTGCGGTATATCCGGATGAAGCGACTGTTAATCCGGTAAAATCGGGATTTGGACTTTTTAATGCAGATAGCTTGATTCCAGTATATCCAGATGGTAATGAGCTTAATTTTCGGGTAACATTATTTACGGTTTGAACTGCACCACTTGCGGTGTAACCAACATAGGCACCAAAGATATCGTTATATCTTTGCACCCAATCTGGGCTATTATCAAAACTCATAAAACCAGAGGCGGTTTCGCCTGCAGATCCTAAAGCGGTTAAAAGATTATGATCACCATCAGAAAACGCTAATCCAATTGTCGTGGATATGTCTTCGAATCCTGATGCCACGAAACTTTCATCTACTATTTTTACGGTAACATTTGGTGCTGCCATTTTATCTCCTTCAATATATTCTAGATTATTTATGAAATTATCGTTTTACGGCATTCCAAACATCATTATCATCGATTATTTGGGTTTCTTCACCCCCAATAGAGGGAATGAATCCAAATGGAACCAGATCATTTTCCATTTCTTGCTTTAAATCGTCCATCATTCCCTTGCGTATATCTATAGAAGTCATGTCTTTGAAATATGTCTGACGGCACAACCAAGCAAAAAATATCAAACACATTACCAAATCGTCGGTATGACCATCCTCTGCACGCCAGCCGGATTCATTATAAGAAACAAATGTCATAAGTTCTTCGATTATATTCACATCAGGGATTAATAATCTGTCTTGCTCTATTAGATTTTTAAGTATCGAACAACCAGATCTTTTTATGGATTGGGTTGTTTTTATTCCTTGTAACTTATTGCCTCTTCCAAACCCCCCGCTAACAACCTGACCTTTTCTTCCCTTAGATATTGTGCTTACTATATTTTCATATTCTAGTTCAGTATGGAGTATGTCTACAACCTGTCCTCCAATATCATTAGTTTCCACCAATACCCAGGCATTATTATATAATTTAGCAACATATTCTATTATATTAGGATAAACAAGGGGAGGTATTATGTTATTTCTAAATTTTGCTACTAATTTATACGGTAAAACCGAACAGTCTATTACAGTAAAAGCACTATAATCCTTACCTAATCCTCTCGCAACATCCACTGTCATTGCGTAAATATGACCCTTTTTGGGTTCTTCATATATCCATAAACCATCTTTTGTTTTCTTCATGGGAATATCCCATGTCATCTGACTTAATTTAGATGATGATATAAGAGTATTTGTGGATCCTAAAAATTCGGTATTATATTCTTGATTAAATTGTTCTTCGCTTGTGTTTGCTATGGTTTCTTTCATCCAAGCATCATCACGCAGAGGTCCACCCGGATACTTCGGAACATCTCTCCAAGACACATCTATAGGAATAAATTCATTTTTTCCATCCTCACCGGGTTTTCTTGTCGCACCCTTCCATAAATTATAAAATTTATTCAATCCCTTGGGAGTGCTAGTTATCAAGACTTTTGTGTCTTTACCTGCAGAGATTGTAGGATAAACGCTAGAGAAAAAGTCTTCTGCAATATTATTAGGAATGTGGGCAAACTCGTCCAGATAAATTATATTTACTGATAAACCACGAACAGCAGAGGAACTTGTTGCAGAGGAAATTATTCTAGCTCCGTTTTCAAGAACTATTGATCCCTTGTTCCATTCCATGACTCCTTGTTGAAGCCATTTTGGAATGTATTGATAGGCATTTTTAATTCTGTCTAGAATTTCATAAGCAATTGTTTTCTTATTTGCAAGAACTGCTATATTCATGTCCTGATTAAATAACACCACCCATAACAGATAAGCACACATAGTTAATGTTTTTCCACTTTGTCGTGGAAGTTTGCATATCACAAATCTATTATTGTGTATGGTGTCAATTATTTTTTCTTGATATGGATATGGGTGGTATGGAATCAAACCTTCGTTCAATGAAACTGCCTTCACATACTTCTTGACGAAGTACATTGGGTCCTGAGCGCATTTAACATACTCCTTGACCTGCGACGGAGTGAAGTCTATCTTTACTCCATGAGGCTTTAAATTGACGTTATCACGATATCCATGTAGGGATCTTTTAGCCATTTTCTGTAGACTCGTCTTTTAATACTTTTTTTCTGCTTCTCGATGTGTTTATCAAATCTTGCAAATCAGATGTAGATCCAACATAGATTGAATTATTAGTTGTATTTTTTTCAACAACTGTTGGTTTTTCTATTTGCTTCATTTTGTGGTGCATTTCAATAATATCTTTATTCACTTCAGAAACTGTCTTTATCATTGCAGCAGCGACTTCGTACGCACGCGGAGAATCGCCCTCCTGTGCAACTTTCAGTATTCCTTCAATTGCCTCTTCTCCGGTGGAAACAAGACTTTTTAAATTTTTTCGAACTTGTTGAAAATCTACTTCCAATTGCTTGGATTCTTCTATTTGTATTTTTACAATAGGAGTTTCTTTTTTTTCTTCTTCAGGAATAAATGGTATTCCCAAAGACTCTCCAATTTTTTCTAGACTCATTACATATCTCCATTAAAATTTTCCTTCAGAAAAAGGATCTGTTTCACAATAACTTATTATGTCTTCTTTCTTTACTTTTAGGGAAGTCACATCATTATCACCATAGTTCGATTCAGTGACGGCATTCTTTGGTATGATCGTATTTGAAGAGGTAGAACCGAGATAATACCAGCGAGCGTCGGAATCGCTTCCTTTTATTATAGTCTTGGAATTTACTATTGTGTCGGATGTTGTAACAGACAACAAACGAATATTTCTATCATGGTTTACTATTCGACCAGTGGACAGCATTTGTGCTTGTATTTGACCAGTTTGACCACTTATTTCATAATGTTGTGTAAATGTTTCGCCTTCAAAATAATTTACGAATGTTATACCTGTAATTCCTGCCAATAATATTTCTTTTGTCATCCAGTTCGATTCTGTTTCTACAGCATCAATTTCAGTCACTCCGGTGTCCATATCAGAATGATCATAAGTGAAGAGTTCACATGTTAATTTGTAAACATATAATTTTCCTAAAACATAAAATGGATTTTCATGTTCTGTGAAATTTATTTCAAATAAACTATTACTAAGGGGGAAATAAACTAAATCTCCCTCTCTGGGTCGAAATATTTCTTGTCTTCTTTCGGTGACTTCTTTTTCAAATCTTTTCTTTGAAACCAGTAAAGTTATTTTATCTTTGACTTGAATTCCAAATTTTGAAAGAACATCACCTTCTCCTTCAAACCCATTTATTGATTCGATGTACATTTCAATTGGAAATGCATCTTTAAATTTATATTTTCCTGCTTCTCCAAATAATTGATCTTCTCTAATCATTTCTCTTGGCACATAAACCATATCCTGACCCATCATTCGGATCGTTTCAATTGTTATATCCTCTACTACATTTTGTTCAGAGGATGCTTTTTGATTGAAATATGGATTTGTTGCCATGATTAACCAATTTGGAAAGTCGGAGGACCTTCAAAGGATGTCATTATTTCTGCTTCTATTTTGTCAATTTCTATTTGGGCTTCTGCAACTAACTTTTCCCCACGGAGCGTGCCGCCACCCGGTAATGGAATACCTTCAAATTTCGACAGATTCATACCCCATTGTCTTTTTAGAAGTTGAGTAAAATATTTCTTTAGTACACGATCATCGTATATCTGAGTGAACTTTTCGGGATCAAGTGCAAAATATGCTTCGAACATCAACTGTTGACCAGCTTTCAAATCAGTAGTCCAGTCACCGTGAATGTATATTCTGTTTGATGTTTTATTGAATCCGATTGCTTTTTCTGGGGAAAAATATTGATTCATCAATTGAATATATCGCATTGCATTATCATAGTTTGCAATCGGAAGATCCTGAACACCGTATAAGCCACGGTTGATTTGGAAATAATCAGTCAATGCCCATTGATACTTGATGTTAAACATGCTATTTGACATGCTTAATGGGTCGTATGGAAATATTCGAATTACGCTTACTATATCTTTTCCAGATGGGGAATCACCAGAAACACCACTTAATGGACCGATATTATCAGTATTGATATATCGTTTAACATTATCTTCATCAGTAATTGAATATGGAATATAGCCTTGGATGACTCCATCAAAGTGTCTTTCTCTGAAGAGTTCCAAAGCTTCATCCAGTCGATCCTCAGCTTGCTGATAATCGACATTGATTTCTATTACTGGTTTTCCCAGCTTGCGTAATGCGTATTCGATTAAATCTTGTCTTGATCTTATTTCCGGCATATTGCACCGGAATTATTTATTCTTTTTTCTCTTCTGATATTTGAGAATCTTTAATTTCTACTGGCATCTCGGGTGTAGTTACAGATACCTTTTCCACTTCTTCTTGTGGCATATTCTCTATATAAAATCTTCGTGTAATTGGAGGGATGGCTTCGTCTTCTGTTGATTTCTCGTAATTTGAGAATCCTGGCATCTTTAGAGGGCATTGGAGCTTTGGATAGTCAAGCTTCGAATACTTATCGCCTTCTGCCAAAAGCCATGTCATTGGCTTGTCACCGCAACCACAGCCACCACAAAAGTACTTTCCTTCAGTAGAACTTTTTCTTAAATGTTCACATGGGGGAAGTTGACCACCGCTGTGTGCATTTCCAAAACAACTCAGTACTCTGAGTTTTTTTTCAAACTTATCAATTTTTTTGTTGGTTATCCCTCTTGAAGCTATCGCCGAAGCGAAACTTTGAACCATCGTTAAGTTTTTTTTTATCTCAGAAGTACCCTTTTGTTCATTCACCACGGAACGAAATTGTTGGGGGTTTGGTTCGGTGTTTTCTTTTTTCTTGCCACATCCACAGCCTTTTTTCGGTTCATTAGACATATAAGCTCCTTAAATTTCCATTAAATCCATTCGTCTTATCAATCTTATTTTAGTATTTAATGAGTATTCACTAACATTCGATACTTCTCCATATTTAGTCTTCAAAAAAGACTGTCCATAATAATAAACATGGGTTTTTCTAGAATTAACATCAGATTTAACATTTTTATTATGTAATGATATAGTTGATGATCTGTAAGTTCCACCAGAAATTGCATTAAATCTTCTTGGTATGTAATATCCAACCGAAAGAGTATTTGCAATAAATCCTAATTCATCAATACTGGGAATATACCAATCGTTATAACCACCAAAACTTATTTTTTCCAAATTTGAATAAAATCTTCCATTTGCATTTTGTTTATTTAACAATCCATCGTATTCGGATGTTTCTGGATATGAAATGGTTTCATCTGGACTTGTAAATGATTTATTGTTTGTTGGAATATAATCACTAGAATAAATTATAATTCCCCATGAATTTGCTTTGTTTCCTACTCCATCGGCTTCTGTTCTATATTTTTGAGGGCTACCAGTTCCTTTATTTCCAAGTATTTCAGATCCTTGATTATTTACGGGAGAACCGGGTAGAAAATTACCAATATACAGTCCCCCTTGGTAAAAGGTAAAAATTCTTGGTGGGAGAGAAAGTGTATTTTTTATAACCACTGACATATTAGTTATTTATTTAACAACCGCAGTCTTCTGGGTCCGATCCTAATGGTATCCAAGTATTTCCAAAATAATATGGATTTCCACCAGAGCTAAATTCTGTACATACCCCATCTTCTACTTTTGTACACATGTGACAATCTTTTACTGTCATATTTGCTAAACATAAAAATCCACCAGAAAATGCGAATCGACATTTGCCCAATTCACCTTCATCGGGACCACAATCTACAGATGGATCATCGACAGTTTTATTTTCATAAAACACACCATTATAAACATTACATGAACCTATTCTTCTACATGCACAAGAGTATCTGGTCGTTCCTGTTTGTGGGCATTGTGTTGTTACACAACATGCACCTTTCGGATCTCCCCCTTCTTCAGTCAAGCAACTAAGAGATATTGGATCACCATCAGCACAATCTATTTCACAAGCATCACAATTATATTGATCGGCTGCTGTATAAAAAGTTGAATTATCGGCAGATGCACATACTGCAGAAGTTACATTTTCTAAACATCGACATCCAGTGATCGGATCATTTATGCAACAATTCCCTAAAGTATTTGATTCACAATATTCGATGGTAGGCATAACAGCAAAACATTTATTATAATCACAATCATAATATTCATTGCCTTTTTCTGGTCTTGTGCTCAGCACACCGAATTCGTGGTCTGTGAAATTTAATCCCTTGTTGGTATCTTCTGGGTCCCATGTTCCATAACAAGATAATTTGGTGTACCCATTATTTGTGGTAGGATCTTGACTAACGGCTTCCATGAAGCAATCGAAGTTATAACCAGCAATCACTACACCATCTGAAAAATCATCTTTTGGAAATGGTAAGAATGTAGTTATTCTTTCACTGGGAATTGGTAGTGGATTTCCAAGATAATCTTTAGATCTCTTGTATTCACCAGTACGAATCCATTCTTTTTCTATAAGAGTTCTTCCTGCACTTAATTTATATCTTTGATAAGTGCAGTGATAGCCATTGCACGAAATTGTATCTGGGTCTATTGTGTAGTTAAAGTTTTGTACAATACCACCATCAACCAAAGTCAATCCTGTAGTAGAGAAAGGATATCCTTTGCATAATAATTCAACATTGTTTGTCAAGAAATTCAATCTAGAAATGCATGCTGCCTCTTCAAGAGCATGCACAGTTTGGACTCCGCTGTAATTTATTTCTGATGCGGTAAGACAGACCCCAGGAGTTAAATATCCAATGAAATCTGCTCTTGTTCCAATATTTGATTGTTTTCTTAAGATAGCAAAATTCTTACCTATTTCAACTCTGTCATATTTGTAAAATGGATCAGTTGTATAATTTAGTGGAGCATATTCTATACCATTCACTATTCCTGTCAATGGGCTTCCGGTGAATAAAACTTTATTGTCTTGTGTTATAAAACCAGCTCTACCATATCGAGATTTCATGTGAAGATAATTTCTTCGGAACGGTGCAAATAATCCATTTCCTATGACATTCTTATCAGTTTCAAATGAATCAAAATCTTCAAGTTTTGCCGCTGCACCTGAAATTTGAATAACTCTATAGTCATTTACGGATGGATTGTAATAAAATCCATTATTGATTAAATTCACATAATAAGTACAATCATTTCCCCAGCATATAAAGTTTGAATTGTTACATCGTGGGAAAAACTGACTTTCGGAAGTCGGAGGGGGAGTGGTTTCATTGTTATCACCTTGTATGAGTTCGCATTCTAAATCTGCTACTGGTGCTCCTGCGTTATTTGCAAAGAAACACCTTCTGCCACTATTATAAAAAGTGGCAACATAATTCAGAACTATGTTTTTTGAACATTCCTTTGCAGTGCAAACATCCTCACAATAAGGAGTG